CTCTCCTTGATGGGACGGGGCCGAAGCCCCGCCCTAGCCCGTTTAGGCGCCCTTGATCTTCAGGAAGGCGATCGGCACGTTTTTACGTGGCACGACGCGGTCCCAGTTGGCAGCCTTGCGCAGGTCAGCCAGCAGAGGCGTGAATTCGTCCTCGCCGGTGGCGGCGCCAGTGCGACCGTTCACGTTCGCGCGGTTGGTGATGTCGGCACCGGTGAATTGGTAGCCGAACGGGTGCAGCAGCCAAGTCTTGCGCTCCCACAGCGTCTCGACACCGCCGCCGTTGCCGGCGCGCGCCTGGCGCTCAACTTCAATCGGCGTTTCGGGCGTGCCCTCGCCGTAGCCGAACGAGCCAGCGCCGAACAGCACCGCGGTGGTGGTGATCGTTGCTGGGTCGCCTGCCGAAGTGGCCGGCATCGAGTCGTCTACGATGACCCGCTGGCCCATGAAGGTCGGGATCGTCAGGTTGCCCTGGCTGTCCTTCACGTAGTCGATGTCGTCAGCGTCGACCATCTGCTTGTAGGCCAGCGAGTGCACGGCGATCGCCGACAGCTTGCCGAACGCATCACCCAGGGTGAACACAGCGGACGTGAATGCTTGGCGGCTCCACAAGGCAGCGGCGCCGTCGAACACCATGTCGCCGCCGTCGTTCGCGACGTTGTCAGCCAACAGGCCAACTGCCGAGGCGATGACGCGGCGCTGCCACTGACGCTGCCAGTAGGTACCGAACCGGTTGCGGATACGCTGCATCGGGTTGGAACCAGCCAGTTCCGACACCAAGTCAGCGGCGCTGTAGCCTTGGTTCAGGTAGGCGATGCGAGCGCGCTGCAGGCCAGAGCCGAGTTTGCCAGGCGCGGCCATGTCGGCCGGGTCGTCGTTCGAAGCGTTCGGCTCGACCGATGCGTCCAGATCGCGCCAGAAGGGAATCTGGATTTCCTGGCCACCAGTGTCGGCCTTCTGGTCCAGCATTTCGTTGCGGACAACGACGCCGGATTCGAAGAACGCGGTGGTTTCGGGGCTATCGACGGTCGTGTAACCGGCGTAGACCTCGGGGACAACGGCGTCAGAGAGACGGGTAACTGCCATGATGGGTTATTCCTTTTTGGTGGCGGCCGCTTGCAGTCGCTTGAACTCTTCCGGATTCTTCCGGTAGAGAGCGACGTGCTCGGCCTCAGTCATTTCATTGAAGGGTTTGTTCGGCTTGCCCCCACCACCGCCGGCGCCGCCGCCCGATGCGCCCGTGCCGCGAAGCAGGGACGCCTTGTGCGGATACGCTTCCACCAGCAGTTCGATCGCTTCGTCGGTGTCAGCCAGTTCGCCGGGGCGCGTGCGCGAGTACAGCTTTTCGCCGTTCGCGTCGTACCCGACGACCTTGCCGCCTTCGACCTTCAGCCGGCTCGCAAAGAGCGCCTGGGCGATCTCCACGCCGGCCGGGCCTTCAGCTGCAAACTTCTCGGCGATGTACTTGGAACGCGAGAACGCTCCGCCGATCAGGTGGCTGTTGAGCTGACCTTCCAGCGCATCGGCCTTGTCCACGATCGGCTTGTACTTGTCCTCGACAGCCTTGATGGCTTCGGCCTTGATGCGCTCGACTTCGCCTGCATCGATCAGCTTCTTGTCGTCGTAGTTCTTGACGGTTTCGAGAGCCTTGCGTGCGGCTGCTGGGTCGGTGATGCCCTCGAACGACTTCAGCGATGTCTCCGCCGTCTCCGCGCGTTCGCGATGCGACTGCGCTTCACGGTTCAACTGGCTGATCTTGCCGACTGCGGATGCGGCATCAAACGGGACTTCCTTCCCATCGTCGTGCACGTACACCGGTTTTCCATCGACCAAGACAACTGCGCCGTTTTCGTCCAATTTGAGCTTCATGGGGGTTTTCTCCTGGCCATCCGGCCGTAGTCATTTGGGCCATCCGGCCCGTCGCGCCCTTCGATATCCACCGAGCAGGCAATAAAAAAGCCGCCCGAGTTGCCAGGGGCGGCCGTGAAAAGGTGTCGTGCTACTTGTACTTCTGCCTCAGTTGCTCAAGGCTCAGCGCATTCCCGCGCTGGTCGAGCAGGTCTGACAGGGTCAACTTCTTGGCGCGGTACAACTTTGCGCGCCCAACGCCCAGTGTCTCGTCGAGAAACGCAGGGCTCTTCCGCTTCATCCAGTCTTCGAAGGACAGCGAGCTATCCACCGGCCCGTCCACCGAAGCGCGCTGGCTGCCGCGGAACCCGCCGATCTCCACGCCGTCGATGACGAGCGGCTTGGTCACCGGCACCTCGACAGAGCGGCAACCCCAGTGCAAATGACCGACGCCACCCTTGTACGGAATCTTGTGATTGACCGGCTTGCGCTCTCGGTCCCACTGCTTCTTGTCGCGCGCCATGCACTGGATCGTGGTGCGGCTATCCAGAGTGCTGACTTGGCGCACGCCGATGATGATGTCGTCATTCGATGCGAAGGCTTCACGCCTGGCTTCGCTGGCTACCGCCTGCACGCTCGTATGCACCAGCGATCGCGCATCGCGCCGGCTGATGTCGATGACACCTGGCACGGCGGGCGAATCGCCTCTTGCCCTCTTGCCGACTAGGCGCTGCACGATCTGCTCGGTGGTATCGCCAGCCACGAACCCCTGGCGCACCTCACGGGAGAAGTTCTGCTGCATCCGGACCGTCTGACCTTGCCACCAGTCTTTCGACGTGGCGCCCATGATGATCTGATTGGCAGCGCCAGCAGTCAGCCTATTCGGCACCCGTGCAAGCGCCACGCCAGCAGCTTCATTCAACGCTCCGACAGCAGCGGAGGCTGCAAGCGGGGCGAACTCCTTCAGCGACGATATCTGCTCCGCGGTGATGTCCCCGAAGCCTTGGTCGATGATCTTGTTCACCTCACGCAGCAGCGCCTCCATCTGGGTTCGCGTAGCCGCGTCGCCTGTGGCAACCAGGGCGCGCACCCCGCGCGAGATTGAGTCGATTCCCACCTGCGCCTGGGCGTCTAGCCCGGCAGCGAAGCGGATCGACTCAATCTGCTTGTCGGTCAGCAACTCCTGCAGCCGCTGCTCGAACGTCGCCATGGCTACACAACCTCAGGAGTCTTTACAGGTGGCGCCGGCGGCGTCGTGTTGATGCGGGTCTGTTCGTCTTCCCACTCGGTATCGCTTGGCACCAAGCCGGAGCGCTTGAGCCCGCCGAACGCTGTTTCTTTCGAGATGATCCCAGCCGCCTCAGCCTTCAGAAGCGTTTCCGCACCTTGCACTGTGGTCGTGCCCTGCGTCAGGTCGGCACCGATCGACACATGCCCCGCTTCGCCGGCCAGCTTCATCCACTCCGCAGTTAACTTCAGCGCTTGGTCGATTGCATCGGTCATGGTCTCAGCCATGCCAGCGAGTTGGCTGATCTCCTTGGACTGCTCGTCTTCCGCCTGGCTCTCGGACAGGGACAGCACCGTCTGCGTCAGCAACTTCGCGCCAGCAACCTTCATCTGCTCTTCAAGTTCGTCCAGCGACTTCTGGCCGGCCTCGATCGCCTTGCCGGTATGCTCGACGTACTTGAGGTCGCCGTCCTTCGGCAGGTCAATGATCGACTTGTTGACCTGCATCGGGCGTGGGTTGCCGTCCTCATCGACCTGATCGTTCTCCGCACCGATTCGGGCAAGCAGCGGCACGCGAGCGATATGCAGGATCGTGTCCTGATCGCTCTGGCTCTGCCAATGCTTGACGTTCAGGTGCGCCAGTTCGAGCAGCGGCGGCTTTGCCGTCATGTAGCCAGTGCGGTTCGTGTACAGCGCCACCAGCGGGATTTCAGGGAGGCTGACAGCGAAGTCCTCATGCAGCACCCATCCGCCGTCACCCTTGCGGTACAAGCGGCACCGGCCCGGCTCAAGCACGCGGACTTGCTCGACGAACTTCTCACCGAACTCGCCATCAGCCTCAGTTACGGACTCCAGAAAGCGGAACTGCACCAGGCGGTGCGCGCCGTTGACCAACTCCGACCGGAACCCGAGCATCTGGGTCGCTCGGACAAGCACCCAGTAAGGCCGCACACCAGATGCCTGCTCGTCCGCGAGGGTCTTGGCACCGTCATTGCGTGGGAAATCGACTAGGGCGAAGGCTACGCCATGGTTCAACGCCACTTCGAACCACTCGCTTGCGAAGACGTGAAGGTTCCGCCCTTCCATGTCCACGTTCGGCACGATCTCTGCCGCGATGCGCTCTTGCATGTCTTCACCGACGACGATGGGCTTGGCGAACACGCGCCCGGCCATCGACGCCACGGTTTCCGAGTAGGCAGGCAGCAGCGTGGCGACAGCCAGCCGAGCGACATACTCAGCCGGGTCCTCCAATGGCCACTGCGGCATGCGATTGCGCGCTGCCTGACGCATGGCAAGCGTGCCGCCCATGAGGTCGTCGACCAGCGCCCAATCGTCTGCCATCGCCTCGACAGCGGCGGATATGGTGGATACGTCGGACATTTAGACTCTCAAAGGCGATTGGGTGGCAATGCGCTTGGTGATAGGGAACCGGCGAACCAGGAAGTACCCGATCGCGTCGGGCGGATGATCGAAGCCAGCGGATTTGTCAGGCTCGCCGTTTGTGTCGTACGCCTGTTGCTCGAAAGCTTCAGTCGTCTTCGGGCACGCATCGGTGTTGATCTTCCACCGGCGCTCGCCCTTGTCGTTCAGAATCAGCGCGTTCACGGCGTTGACCCGGTCTTTCACGCCTGGGTTGGCTGAGCCAACGGACACCGTCAGCCCAGCCTGCTGCAGGATCGTCAGATCCGACTCGCTCGCGTTCTTGCTGCTGGTGTTCTGCCCGCTCGCATCGGGATAGACGGTCACAGGGTGCCCAGCTGCTCGATACCGCTCCTTCAACATGCGGGCCATCGTCGGGGTGTCGCGCACTTCCGTAAGTTCAGCGACCGACACCGGCAGCCCCTCGCGGACCACGCTCACCACCGCGGTCATGTTCAGCACGTTGAAGTCGAGGCCGATGTGCAGCGCCTCGCCGGTCTTCATCGACGCATTCGTGTGGTTCAGCGTCCGACTGAACTCCGGGTACACGCTACCGCTCGTCAGGTTGACGAACTTGCCGTCGAGGTAGGCATCGATTAGCTGCGGTGGATAAGACTCCCGCAGCGACTCGATATAGTCGTCCGGCAGGTTCTTTTCGTTGTCGTACGTGCTTGCCTGCACCATGCCGTACATGTTGGCAAGGTGCGGCTTGGCGCGTACTTCCTTCACCCACTGCTGGTAGACGAACTTGAAACCCTCGGGCGTCGTCGTGACGTCCAGACCGTTCAGCCCATCGAAGTTCAGCCGCAACCGGGCAATCGCCTTGCGCCACGCCTGCTGCGCCTTCAGCAGCTTCATGACGTCCAACTCGTCCATCAGCCCGCGTGCGATCTTGAAGCCGATGATCGTTTCCGGCTTCTCCATCGACCGGCAGATGATCGTGCCGCGGTACACGCGACCGCTGTAGACGTGAATCTCGTGATTGCTCTGGTTCACCTCAGCGCGCAGGCCCCAATCATGAGCGACTTCCTCGAACGTTGGGTAGTAAATGTCCCGGATCTGCGCGTAGGTCGGTGCGAAGTAGCCAAGGTGCGCCTTCGGGTGCTCCCAGAAGTGCTTGCACTGGCTGGCGCCGCCCACCCACGTCTTGCCGCTACCGAACCCGGCGACGAACGCCCGGAACTTGTGCGGCAGGGAAAGGAAGCGCGATTGCGGGACATTCAGCGACGGGTTAACTGTCGTCATGCTTGCGCGCATCGACGACGGTCATCACCACCTGGGTAGGCTGGGGCTGCTCGCCACCTTCCTTACTGTCGGACCGCTGGCGGTTGACAAACGTGTCACCCATCTCCTTTGCGGCCTGCTCAAGCAACTGGGCTGCGAGCGGAATGTTCTTGCTGCGCTCGGCACGCTCCAGCATGCGGTTCATGGCACGCAGCCGGAATGCACGTTGGGCAATCGGGATCTCTGCCGTCTCTTCGCGGAAGCGCTTGCGGGTGTCGTCGAACATCACCCGCCACTTCTTCGCAAGCTTCGAGCCGGACTGCTTCGTAGGGTCGTATTGCGCCACTTGGGCGCGATGCACGTCCACGCCCAACTCTTCCTTTACCGCGTCAGCTACTTGCTGAGGCGTGTCATAACATGCCAACGCCTGCACAATGAAGCGTTTGGCTCCATCTGTGAGGGTTGCCATATGATGATTTCCGTAAAGGCAGCGTAACGCCGCCCGCTAGCACCGGAGGCTACCGAATGACAGTCGAAGAGGCGTGGCCCGAATGGTGCTTGCTGCTAGATGACCTTCACTTGGCCGAGCAATCGTATTTAGAGGCGAATATTGAATGGGATTACGCGAAGATTGAGTATTGGCGTAGTCGTGCGGTTGCTCTCCGCCGCGAGCGGCAACATCTTGCCTCTCAGTTCCCTGTATTCGCTCTATTTCGTCAGTGAACGTCAGCCGCTTCACACCAGCATTTGGAACCGCCGAAGCTGCCCGATTCATCTTGTCGTCTACTGTCTACGCGGACTTCGGCATGCAGGTTCCGCAAGCCCTCGCAATGTTGTAGTTACCGATCTCCGGCTGACTGTTGGCCGCTTCCACCAGGCGGCGGACGTCTTCGGTCATGCCATAGCGGCGGACCACGCCAACGAACTTTTCGGCGTCGTGGCTGCGCACTGCGAATATTGACGTTCAGCCTTGCCTCACGACAGGCCGCTGGAGCGCTTTATGCCTCCTACCAGCTTCAAGCTTCCATCTTTCGGCTCGGCCACCTGAGGCCTCGTTTGGCGCCGGTATTCGGCAACAGCCGCATTGCTGCAGGCCGCTTTAAACGCCACTCCCGCTTTCTTTAAATGCGACCCCCTATTGCGCGCGCGAATGCTACCGGCAACAACGCCTGCGCGCAATCGGCATAACGCGGCGTTTCATATAGTCCAATAACTTGCTAATAATTTGTCAGCGCAAGTCGCTGGCTGGAGACGCTCATGCTTCGATTATTAGTTGCACTAGCCATATCTTCCTGTATCACAGGGTGTCCGGCGACGGTGGTCAGTCGAGTGAACGCATACGCCGATACGTCAAGCGAGTATGTGAAGACTATGAGCGAGGTAAACGAGCTCGCTATCAACCGAACAATCTCGTTCACGGCTGACCTTTTGGCCGATCCACTTCTGCCGCGAGATGCTGAATATCTGAACGCGTTCACGAACGAAATGATGGCGTTAGCGAACGATATTGAGAAACACAGACAGTACCTTGGCGAACTGGAGAAATATTTTCTAGCGTTGCATGCACTCTCTCAAGGTGACGAGAGTGAGTCCATAGCCAAAACGCTTGATACCACGCTGGCTGCTTTGAAAGACGAGCCCTTTCAACTAGACCTGACGCCTGAACGCCAAAAAGCCATCTCTGGTCAAGCCGCACTGGTTTCCAGTTACCTGCACGCAAAAGCTGTTGAGAACGCCTTGCGACAAAGCGCCGCCGTGGTAAGTCGTGCGCTTCTAAGCACGGACCATGTCCTTCGCGTGCAGTCTCGAAAGATTAACTTCCTGGACGAGATGGCGCGAACCAAAGCGAAGCAGACCAAAGTCGAGAGGCCGTTCCTGGAACACAAGCCAATTACCGATGAGTGGCAGAAAAACTGGTCGGAGAGTCTCAGGCAGTCTCCAACGTCGGTGATGCTCGAGCAGGCCCAAGCCGTCAGTCGTGCAATGCAAGACGCTTGGGTCAACCTTCTACAGGGGGAGACGTCTCTTGTTGAGCTCAGGGCCTCAATGAACCGGTTACAGAATTGGCTGGAACTGGTGCACAACCTTCGAGGGGCCAGGCCTCTTTAAAAGGATAACGTGATGACCGAAGACGAATACGATGTGCTTCAGACGGCGGCTGAAAGTGCTTTCAAAGCGGTGTATTTAATAGACGCAGCATCTCTAACCAAAACACAGCGAGTTACCCATTTTGAGTCATTGAAGGCAACCTACCTGGCCGTCATTCGGTTAGAAAGAAAGCAGCTGTCGCAACTTAGCGAACAGGCCAAGACGGACCTTTCAGAACTTTCAACAGCCACCGTTGAGCTGCAAAAATCGCTCGCAGGATTCAAACAAGCGAGCGAAGTACTGTCTATTGTGTCCGCGGCGATCGGCTTGTTGAAGGCAATCGCTAAGTTGTTGATTTGACCGCCCACCTACGGTGATCTGTAGGATCTTTCGCTACTCAAACGAGCGATTCAGTCGATGGTCCGTTGCCCACTTTACTTCTCTGATGCGGTTCATAAGATTTGCCTACGCGCTATGTATTGCGTTTCAAGCGGGCGCACTTCTGGAACCCGAATTATCCCGGTTAGCATCCCGGTCGGCAATGACTTGATGTCCCGGTTTCCAGCAATAAGCGGCTGACGCTCCATTCCCCTGCGCTGCCAAAATCGCAATGTGTCCGCTGGCGTTCAGTTGTTCCAGCACGCGGCGCACGCTTTTGCGCAGTCGCTCCCATTCCAGCGCTGACGGTTGCCGACCTCCAGCGCAGTGCCGAACGATCTCGATCATTCTCCACCGCCGGCCCGGATAGGCCTCCATCAGTTCGATTACCTCGCGTCCGTACTTCACCAGTTGAACTCCTTTCCAATTGCCACCATGGACCGATCGAGCGCCATGGCGTAGTACGTCTCGCTGACACCGATCGCCTTTGAGGCAACCCGCATCAAGTCCTTCCGCGTCTCGGCCGCGTACTCGTGGCGCCGGGGATATTCCGCCTGCAGCACACGTTGCTCGAGCAGCGGCAGCGTCTGGTACAGCCGGTCGACCTTCTGCGCGCGGTCTGTGTTTGGCGGCGCACCGGTTGGTTCATCCTCCCGGAGTTGCGCCGGATCCAGCCCGTAAGGCAATGGATGCGGCCAGGCTCCCGACCAGCACCACCGCGACCAGTTCCGGAGTTCGTGGTGCGCTATCTCCCGCAGCGAATTGTTTGCATCGTTTGCCAATTGGTCGCCCCTTTACGCAGCGTGAATACTGTTTTCCGAACGGATCGGTTGTGGTTTTGATGTGGATGCAGCCGGTGCAGGATCGACGGGCTTCTTGCGCCTGCTTTTGTTCGAGCACAAGGCAAGGGTCGCGATAGGCGTATGTCGGTAGGATCATCGGGGGCCCCTCATTGCAGCGCCCTACCCTCTTCGTAGGACTCGCGCCCGTCGAGGGAGTGGTGCACGCATACGCCGTCATCAAGGTACGGTGCGCACCAGCATTCGATGTCGCATTCGTGTTCGCGCAGGTCGTTGAGCGGGATTACATGGACGGTCATGATTCGGCTGCCTTCATGGCTTCGTACCTGTCGGCCTTGGCTCCCGCGTCTGGATCGTTCATCCAGGCAAGCACCATGCGGTTCAGGGCGACATCGCATTCCAAGCACAGCGGGCGCCAGAGGTTGCCATCGGAGCACGCATTCCACTGGAACCGCGACGGCGATGCGCAGCGGACGCAAGGCAACCGGCGAATCCCGATCTCGGTGTAAGGCTCCGCCCTGCCGTGGCGCACTGCCGGCGCGGTTGGCTGGGTGCTCATGGCTCTCTCCCCAGCAGGCTGGGCGCCACCCGCTGCGCCCTCACGCGGTCGTTGATCAGTTGCTGCGCGCGGGAAAGCTTGCGCGGCGGGACATTGAGCGTGCTTTGCCGGGCCGGTGCCCCGCCCTCCTGACGGACGACGACGGGCGCTGTGATCGGAGTTGCGTAGATCACGGCTTCACCTCGTATCGATCGATCAACCAGTCACTGGCGGCAGTTGAGTACCACCCGATAGCCATGGCCGCCGGGAGCCCCACCCAGAACGGGATGATGTCAATCAAGGCGATGAGGATGACCATGCACGCAACGGCGAGCATTACGAAAAGTTTGACGTGGGTTGTCTTCACGGCTTCACCTCCGGCAGCGGCGGGATCGGCATGTAAAGGATCGGCTCCACGTTGACGTATGGCCATGCCCAGTACCCTAAACTCCCATTCACGGCCACCCACACCCCGTTTGCGATCCTCTCCTTTTTGCTGCGCAAAAGAAGCTCCGTCCCATCCTTCGGCGCGCCATCGATCGGGAGCCAAGGCGACGGGTAAGCGGCAACTGCCGCCCTTAACTCAGGTATAAGCGTCTCGTCACCGCGTTGGATG